ATGCAGAAGCTGTACTGTCTCTCAGTATAGAAGCAGCTCGTTTATACAATGAAAGAATGGGTGATGACTAGATTTGTAAACAGATTCGTTATCTCTGACCATCATCTTGGTCATACGAACTCGTGGGAAAAGTTCAAGCTCGAGGACGGCAGTCCGCTGCGTCCGTTCACTTCGACCGAAGAGATGAACGAGACTATGATTGAGCGTCACAATGCCAAAGTGAAAGAGCAGGACACTGTCTACTTTCTTGGCGACGTGGTAATCAATAAGAAGTATCTCGAACTGGTAAAGCGTATGAACGGTCGTAAGATCCTCATCCGTGGTAACCACGACATCTTCAAGGACGAAGACTATCGTGAAGTTGGTTTCCAACAGATCCACGGTGTTCGTGTATTCGTGGATAAGTTTATTCTGAGTCATATCCCTCTGCATCCTGACTGCGTGACTGAACGATTCAAGGTCAATGTCCATGGGCATCTTCATGCTAATGAGATTATGATTGACGAAACTCTTATGAGTTCTAGTTACATGAAGCCCGATCCTCGATATCTCTGCGTATGCGTAGAGCAAACCGACTTCACACCTCTTCACTTCGATGAGGTAGAAGAAAGAATCCAACAACGTTGGAAAGATACAGGATATAAAGGTCCTGTAAAAGCATGTACAATTAATGCGTGGTAGTGTATACCAGAATCAGGAGAAAATTATATTATGACAATGCATCTTCTTGGTCCTGCTTACACTACCACTCATCATGGCAAGCGTAAGTCTAAAATGACGACGTCGAAGTACACCAAAATTGGTTTGGCTTGGCTCGAAGACTGTAAGTTTTGCAAGCGTATTGGTGTTAAGCCAAAGACGTTCGAAGAATATCAGCAGTACCGTGCTGGCAACTATAAGCCTAAGCTTCGTGGCACACCGATGCCTGATTACAACGTATCAGATCATCGTAAAAAGTACCCATCTCAGAACGAGATCGGTGTACACTACGCAAAGAATTCCTCTTACGAGAAAGAAAAGCTTGCCGTCAGCGGCAATTATATCATCGGCCAAGCCTATAACAAAGGCGGACTTGTTGTCCTTTCCAAGTCTGAAGCGGCCGATCCGGCAACTGGTAAGAGACGCGGTTGAGCATCGTGTTCCTCCTCTCATCGTTGCCGTTCTTGGCGATCTTGGGCTTCTTCCTTTGGGTCGGGTTCAAGGTCGCCAAGCATTTTTTTAAATTCGCTCTTTACGGTTTTCTTTTTATTATTTTGATTCTTCTCGCTTTAGGGGGTTTACAAAATTAGTTTTTTGTAGTAAGATGAACCTATGATTGACCATACACCAACTTATTCCGCCTTTCGTACACCACTCGCAATGGCTGGTATCAATTTTTACGACCATCATTTGGTCGGTCTGACATGGCCATATATAAACTGTAAAGGCAAACAGTATCACGTCACGATGCTTGATCAAGGTTGGGTGTGTGACTGTCCTGGTTTCAATTTCTATAATAAGTGTAAGCACATTACACAAGTGCACGAAAAGGTGATAGCAGAATGATTGTTCAAAACGCAGCGACATGCTTAAGTTGCGGAGACTTTATTGTCTCAAAGCATCGCCATGATTTTGTAGAATGCACATGTGGTGCGATCGCAGTCGATGGCGGCCAAGATTATCTTCGACGTATAGGTGACTTTACGAATGCGACTGATCACTCATGGTCTATAGACAGTGACTTATATTTCGATTGCGCGCAGGCCGTAAGCGACGCTCTCGATACAGGAAGAAACAATATCGGAGTCGCGAATGCTGTGTTGCGTAAGCTTCGTGAAGCTGGTCGTATTGTTGCCGAGCACGAACAGCGTATCTTTGCCAAGAACAAGAACCTCGACGAGATCATGGTTGAAGAAGCCGATGGCACCATCAACCGTTATAAGAAAGTTGTAGAATGAAGGAAGCTTGTATCGTCGGATTTGGAATGATCGATGCTTTAGGCGATAATCCCATCGATTGCTGGGAAAATATGCTTAACGATCGAGACTTCCATAAGCCTATTGAACCTCACGTACAAGAAGGACATGGATTGAAAGTCAAGTATGGCTTTTATCCTGAGGTCGAGATCGACGAGAATTTTACTAATCGTACAGTCCATTATGGAATGTATGCCGTCGAACAGGCTATTCATATGTCAGGTTTACCGCACTCCTCAAACGTAGGAGTAATCTTCTCTACATTAACGGGCGGGAATACATCGAAAGCCCGTGCACGTGCAATAGGAAAGCCTTTAAAGCCAAAGCAAGGACTAAAGGTTACTATCGATTATTTGTGTAGCAATATCTCTATTAAGTATGGTTACACTGGTATCAACACGTGTGTGTATTCTGCTTGTGCTACCGGTCTCGTAAGCATCGATTATGCCATGCGTTTTCTTGATGAATATGACTATGTAATTGTAGGAGGTTCTGATGCAGGAGTAAATGATCTTGACTTAGGCTTTTTCTCTGCAATGCGAGCTATCGGTACGAAGTCAATGCCGTTCGATAAAAATCGTGATGGTTTTATTATGGGAGAAGGCGCAGGTTGCATCATTCTTCAGTCTCGTAAGAAAGCTGAAGAGATGGGTTCGAAGATTTATGCTCGTATTACTGGAGTCGCAAACGCTTCTGATGCACTCGATCCAACTTCTCCTTCTGGCACAGGAGCAAGAGCATGCCTTGAAAAACTGAATCTTGAAGGTGTTGATAGCATCAACTCGCATGGCACGAGTACACCGCTTGGAGATATTTCAGAATACAATGTGGTTCGCGAGTTTACCGATGCGCCGATATATTCCAATAAAGGAAAAATTGGACATACTTTCGCTGCAGCAGGTGTACTTGAAACGATTTACAGTGTACTGTCTATTCAGAACGGTGTGATTCCTCATACCGCTGGTTGCAAAGACACTGATATGGATGTGGTGATGGAGAACATCGAGACTGACGTCAAGAAAGTTCTTGTCAACTCGTTTGGGTTTGGTGGTAAATGTTGTTCAATTATTGTTGAAAAGGAAAAGTGAAATGAGTAAGTATACGATTGATTTAACTTATGAAATGGCTGATAAGATTGTTGTTGACCAACTTCGTGATACATGGGATACTTTGCGTCGAGATCTTGGAGCAAATCATCACATCTTTGTATGGGATGATCAGGAAGCTGATGATATAGAGATCCAAAAACATATCGACGCGCTTGAGATTGTGCTAAAATGGTACTCAACTCCTGATCAGTTGATAGAAATGGGATTGAAAGACGATGCCTAAGTATCTTGTAGAAACAATCTCGATGCATCGGATTCGATATGTTGTCGATTGTGAGAGTGCTGAACATGCAAAAGACACAGTCACGATGAATGAGGCGGAAGAGTTTTCTCAGATGCATATCGACGAGTTAGTCACTTCTGCTCGCGTAATCGATGATGCAGAGTATCTTCGTGTATTTGACGAGGACAATGATTATCTTCGTGAATGGTCAGACGAACAAAAGTTTAAGTATGTGCACGAAGTGGTCTATGATACTCCGAAACCAGATATGAAAGAACTTGATCCTGATCTACGTGACTGGGAATACGATGGGCTTGGTATCAAAGTCTGGAAAGGCACAAATATTCGTTATGAGGTAGAAAATAATGGAACAGAATAAAGTATATACAATTAAGCTCATGTCGGGCGAAGAGTTGATCTCTCGTGTCAAGCAAGAAGACGGAGTCACCGAGCTCATTAAGCCTCGTACAGTTGGTATGGGACCACAAGGATTTGCGATGATGCCATGGATGATGTCAGCTCCTGATAACAACGTCGTTATCTCTGACACTGTGATCGTCGGTGCTACTGAAACGAGTGCACAGGTTGCTACACAATATCTGAAACAAGTAACAGGGATACAAGTATAATGTTAGAATGTTTAATTATGGGCGACTCGATCGCCGTTGGTACTAAAATGTTTGCTCCGAAAGAATGTGTATCATATTCGAAGGGCGGTTGGAATACTTGGCAATGGAACAAGAAGTGGGGTAAGACTCCGCTTGAAGCCAAGACAATCGTAATCAGCCTCGGAACAAACGATCATAGCGGCGTGGATACGAAAAAAGAGTTGACAAAAATTAGAACTCGTGTTAAGGTAGGCAATGTAGTATGGATTATGCCTCCTTGTAACAAAGGCTTTTGCAAACCTAAGGTCAACGCCATAGTAAAAAGCATTGCCGTAAGCTACGGAGATCGTATCATTGCTACATCGTATGTTCAACCTGATGATATCCATCCATCGTGGCGTGGATATAAAGATCTCGTAAAGAAAGCTGGACTGTGACACTTTTCGTTTTTATAGTGTTCATTATTGGAGTTACAGTGTATGGTATCCTTACCAATAAGATTACTCCAGAGGAACGCGATGAAATGTTAAACGATAAGGAAATGTGGCCGTGAATTTATTCATTCTTGACAGTGATCCTGTCAAAGCAGCACAATTACAGTGTGACAAGCATGTCGTGAAGATGATCGTCGAGAGTGCTCAAATGCTCTCGACTGTACATCGTATGCTCGACGGCGTAGAGACACGTGTGCCTTCAAAGTCTGGTAAGACGATGTCGAAGGCATGGACTCTGCCTGACGAGCGCGAAGATACATTCTATCGTGCTGTGCATATGCACCATCCTTGCACGATTTGGACTGCACAAAGTAATAACAATTACACTTGGCATTG